AGTATTCGGCGCTTTCCGTGACCGAGTCATGGAACAGTTCGGTAAATTTAAGTGGATACCCAAGCACAACGCCAGCGAGATAGTACACGCTACTTTGCAACCGGCTATCCGGTATACAAAGGAAGAATGTCTGGACCTACCTGACATCGTGTACGTCGAACGCGAAGCCCCGCTCACTCCGCAGCAGAATAAATACTACAAAGAAATCAAGAACAAACTTGCAGCAGAAGCGGTGGGCGAAGAAATCAGCGCAGTTAACGCAGCAGCTAAGCTGACCAAACTATTACAGATATCTGGCGGCGCGGTGTACGCAGACTCTGGCGCAGTTATTGAGTTTGATGTTTCCAATCGACTGCAGGTGGTCAAAGAAGTAATTGAAGAAGCAACCCACAAGGTTCTTGTCTTTGTACCCTTCCGCCATACCATCGACTTGCTAAATGAGTATTTAACGCAACACGGGATCCGAACCGAGATTATATGTGGTGATATATCTGTAGGTAAGCGTACGGATATCTTTAATAAATTCCAGACGCAGGATAACCCGCAGGTTCTGATAATCCAGCCTCAGTCAGCAGCACACGGGGTCACACTGACCGCCGCAAACGTAGTTATATGGTACTCGCCTGTAACTTCTATCGAGACCTATCTGCAAGCCAACGCCCGCATCAACCGCAAGGGACAAAAGAACTCCATGACGGTGGTGCACATACAAGGCAGTGCAGTCGAGCGTGACCTGTACAAGATGCTCAGCAAGAAACTTGATACACATCAAAGCCTTGTTGACCTGTACAAAAATGCGGTCAGTACTTGACACAGTAAAATAACTAGGTTAGCATTCCTACATCGGGCACAGACCCGAGATACTTAGAGAGGTAATCCATGACTGACGAAACAGCAGTAGACACTGACGTTCTTGTCTCCGCCTACGTGGCTATCCGAGATGAGAAGCACGATATTAAGCGGGAGATGGAAGAGAAGCTCAAGGTGCTTGATGGGCAGCTTGAAGCCATATCCAAGGCTCTTCTAGAAATCTGCGAATCCAACAAAGCCGAAAGCATCCGCACCGCACATGGCACGGTAAGCCGGACTGTAAAGACGGACTACTGGACCAGTGATTGGGAGTCGATGTACAACTTCATCAAAGAGCATGATGCGTTCAATCTGCTGCACAAGCGCATCAATCAGACTTCTATGAAGCAGTTTCTGGAGGAGAACCCCGATATCCATCCAGAAGGCTTGAATGTCAATCGGGAATATGAAATCCGCGTAACTCGTTCGCGCAACTCTTAAGAGGTAATCAAATGTCTAACGTCACCCTTTTCAAGAAGTCGGGTATCCCTGAGCACCTCCGCAATATCGGGGTCAACGACCTTACCAAAGCCCTTGCTCCGGGCGTCAACAACAGCCCGCTCAAGCGTATCTCCATCCGTGGCCGCGTCTTCCGCCTTGTTGTAAATGGCGAGGAAATGACCAAGAACGAAAGCAACAGCATGGAAGTTGTTATCGTCAACGCTTCCAAAGATATCTCGCGTAGCTTCTATTCTGGTGCGTACGACCCGAAGGCCGAAGTTACTTCGCCAGATTGCTGGTCACCCGATGGGATGAAGCCTGATGTTAGCGTCGAGACCCCGCAGCACCACAACTGCAAGGACTGCCCGAAGAACATCAAGGGTTCTGGAGTTGGTGGCTCCCGTGCTTGCCGCTTCTCTCGCCGTCTTGCTCTGGCACTTCCTAATGACTTGGGAAGCGTCTATCAACTCGTCCTGTCTGCTACCTCCATCTTCGGGACCGGCGACCAAGAGCACATGCCATTTAATCAGTACCTGACATACGTTGTCTCGCAAGGGTTCAGCATCAATGCCCTCGTTACCGAGATGAAGTTTGACAGCAACAGCGACACCCCGAAGCTTGTGTTCAGTCCTGTCCGTTTCTTGGATGAAGAAGAATACGAGCAAGCCACGCGTCTTGGTGATACCCAAGAAGCCAAGATGGCTATCTCCGCACCGAAGATTCAAGTCAAGTCTGCACCGGCTCTAGCTGCACCGGCCAAGCAACCCGTCGTCCAAGAAGAGGAAGAAGAGGAAGAATACATTCCTCCGCCGAAGGCCAAGAAGGCCGCACCTGTTGCAGCGGTGCCTAACATCAAGCCGGAACTGCAGGACATTCTCAGCAAGTTTGCCGCTAGTAAGTCGAAGGCCGTAGACGATGAGTGACACGGACTACCGAGGCTATAGCCAGAGAGTTGTTGATGCAAACAAGCTCGCTGACATTAGTAGTCTCGGTGTTCGTCTTGGTGCTTACTGCATTTCACGGGACATCCCAGTTGTAGACATATCCGAGTATTTCGGTGTGTCGAAGATGACGGTTTACAACTGGTTTACCGGCAAGGTTAGTCCGCGTAAGACACAAGAAGAACGCATCCGAGAAGTACTAATGAGGGCGGGGGTGATAGACCAAGACTAGAGGCCGCTATGGCTATTCGTGAATTGTTAGGGCTGGTACTCAGCGATGATGGGTGGTACTGCATCGCGGGTTTGGCTCCTGACGGAACTGACAAGAAACCACGGCGGTTCTTCACCCAGTCTCTTGACGACGTAGAAGGGTACGCATCCCAACTCGTTGCCGATGGGTACAACGCTTTCTTTTCCTTGGCTAAATTTAAGGAAGGGCGTGGCCCCGATGCTAAGCGTACATACGCCAACGCACTCAACAACAAAGCATTCTGGCTAGATATTGACTGTGGTATAGGCAAGCCGTATGAGTCGCAGGAAGAAGGGCTTAAGGCTCTGTCTGAATTCTGCGCGTCCTCTGGCTTGCCTGTGCCTACCATTGTTGATTCTGGTCGTGGGCTGCATGTCTACTGGGCATTGACAGAAACGCTAGAACCAGCAGAGTGGAAGCCCATTGCAGAACGCCTTGTGCGTCTATGTGATAAGCACGGGCTTCAAGCGGATAACGTCTGCACCATTGATGCTGTCCGCATCCTGCGTATCCCCGACACTCTTAACTTCAAGGCGGACCCCCCGTTACATGTAACGGTTGTTCATTGGGGTGAGGTTGTTGAATTAGCGCTACTTAAAAGTTGTTTTGGAGAGTTATCTTCATCTCTTAATGAGTTGAGTGGTTTCACTCCGGGGGCGGCTCGACCCAACGAACTGACAATGTCTCTCCTCGCAAATCGGCAGGCTGTGTTTGCGAACATTGTTGACAAAATTGTAACCGGGGATGGCTGCAAACAACTCGAAAACATACTCACCAATCAAGCTGACATTGAGGAGCCTCTGTGGCGCGCGGGTCTTTCTATTGCCAAGCACTGTAGTGATGGGCAGCAAGCAGTACACATCATTTCAGAACAGCACCCCGACTACGACCCGCGCAACACTGAGCGTAAGGTGGCATCCATCGCCGGCCCTTACACATGCAGTAAGTTTGAGTCGCTAAACCCCAAGGGATGTGAAGAGTGTAAATACCGTGGGCGTATCAAATCACCCATCGTACTTGGCAACGAAGTTGTACCTGCTAACGAATCCACAATTGTGGAGCAGGAGCCTAACGGAGCCATACGCAAGTATGAAATCCCCGAGCTGCCGTATCCATATTTTGCCGGTAAGTTTAAGGGCATCTACCGCACCGTACCCGAAGCCGACCCTATTCTGGTCTACGAGAACTATCTCTTTGTAGTTAAGAGACTTCACGATAAGGAAGGCGACGGCGAGTGCATCCACATGCGCTTGCATCTACCCGTAGACGGTGTACGCGAATTCACAATCATCGCTTCCGATATCGGCTCTAAGGAAGAACTTCGCAAGATACTGGCGCACCACGGCGTTGTCTGTGGTGCAGAACAGATGAAGCTAATCATGGCTTACATCATCGACATTATTAAGGACCTGCAAATACAAAGGGAAGCAGAAATCATGCGTAATCAATTTGGATGGGCTGACGATGACACTAAAATTATCTGGGGCAGTAAAGAAATCAGCGCCACAGAAGTTAAGTACAGCCCCCCTTCAGCCGCAACCAAGGCACTCTCTGCTTGGATGGAACCCAAGGGCACTCTGGAAGGCTGGAAGAAGTGTGCCAACGTCTACAACATGCCCGGCTTTGAAGCACAAGCCTTCGGCTTTCTGACTGGCTTCGGCGCACCGCTTATGAAGTTTCTGGGTATGCGTGGTGCCCTGATTAACCTAATCAATAAAGAGTCTGGCACAGGCAAGTCCACCGTTCTTAAGATGTGCAACAGCATCATCGGACACCCAGAAGAACTTATGTCGCAGTGGAAGGACACCTACAACCACAAGATTCACCGTCTCGGTCTTCTAAATAACTTCGCATATACATGCGACGAAGTAACTAAGATGAGTGGTGATGAGTTCTCGGACTTCTCCTACAGCATCACGCAGGGGCACAACAAAGGCCGGATGCAGTCACAGACCAACGCCGAACGTCCTAACAAGACCACGTGGGCAACCATCGGACTGTGCAGTTCTAACGCCTCGTTCTATGACAAGCTTCGTGCACTGAAGGCTACACCGGATGGCGAGATGATGCGGCTTATCGAGTTCACGGTTAACCGTACGTCGAACCTAACCAAAGAGGAAGCCGACGATATCTTCCAACAGATGTATGAACACTATGGTCACGCAGGCCCTATCTTCTTTGAGTATGTGTTGAAGAACAAAGAGCTTGTTCTGGAGACTCTTCGCACCGTGCAGAAGAAGATTGACAAGCTTGTAGGTTTGGAAAGCCGAGAGCGTTACTACTCTGCTACCGCCGCTGCCAACATCACGGGTGGTCTCATCGCCAAGGAGTGTGGGCTGATTGACTACGACATGGCGCGAATCTTCAACTGGACTATTGAGATGTTGAAGTCGTTGAAGAACTCAATCATTGCACCGAACGAAGACTACGGCTCCACGATTGGTGAGTTTATTAACGAGAATTGGTTCAAGGTTCTGGTCATCAACGACCTTGCTGATAACCGCACGGGTATGGACCAGATTCCAATGATTGAGCCAAAACAGGAACTGATTATTCGTATCGAACCTGACACGAAGAAGACCTACATTTCGGCTAAGCACCTGCGAGCGTTCTGCAGTAAGCAGCAGATTCCGCTCCAAGATATGTGCATCAAGCTCAGGGAGTTGGGCGCTTACGAAGGGTCCACTAAGAAGCGCATGTCCAAGGGCACCAAGATTCCTTCGCCGCCTGTAGAAGCGTTTGTGTTCAACGACAAGATTATCGACCCTGAGTCGTTCATTCCGTCACTGACCGAGAAGGCTAATCTTGATGTGCCAGTGGAGTAACGTCGTTCCTTGCAATTAAATTAAACGCGCCCTACAATTCGCCTGCCCGCAAGGGCACTTGGTTATCTCTCTCCTTGGCCCCGCCCCGTGCGGGGCATTTTTTATTCGTCGTCTTCTGCGTATTCGGTCATCTCTGCAGCGCGACCAAGGAAGGCTTTGTTTACTCGTAAGCCTCCAGCACCTTCGGACATAGCACGAACTTTTGCCCGCTTCTTCAGGGAGTTCATAATTGTAGAGGGCTTGATGACTTTTTCTGGATTAGCCATATTGAAGTCGCCAATCTTTTCTAGCACTTCTGCTACGGCATCTCCGTCACCTGCTTCGTAAGCCATAGCCAAGAAGTTCAACAGGTCTTGCCTGCGGTTGTCGATTGATACTTCCATAGCCTTGGCTTCGATATTCGCTGCCTGACGTTGGGCCAGTCTTTCTGGAGAGAAGCCAAGCATCTGGATAAAGGCTTCCTTAGCTGTAATATCGTCCAGCAAAGTATCACCCTTCATAGTCAGAGCACCCTCAGACGCAATACGCGAACCGACAAGCAGGTTCTTCAAAACTGCAGGGGAGATAGCTTCGAAGGCACGATACGTATTACCATCGTTGTACCGCTTAACTGCTTCGGCAGC